CCGCGCCGCCAGCCTGCGCAGCGCCCGTCGCGCCCAACCCTGCGCCTAGGACGTTCGCGCCGGTGATGCCCATCGCGGCCAGCGCAGCCAGCTTGAAGTTGTCTTCGTTTGTGCCGGTCAGGTGCGCGCTCTGAGCGATAGGCTTGCCGTCCGGTCCTGCGACCCACGATGCCATCGTTTCCGCGCCCGGGTCTTCGGCCTGCATGACTTGATAACCGAGCCGCTGGATTTCCGGCAGCGCCGCCGACAGGTTGAACGTGCTCTGGTTGCTCGGAATGTCATAGTTATAGAACTGCTCCAGCCCAGGCACGTTGCCCCACGCGACATCCGTGCCGCCGCGCGCTACCGGATTCACTTCGTTAGGATTGCCTTGCATTGCCGCCTGCAGATCGACGGGCGTGCCCTTGAGCGACTCAAGGTAGGCTAGGATTTCTTCGTAGGTCATGGTCTGTCCTTAAGGCTTCGGTGCAAACATGTTCCACCCGGCCCACGCGCCTAGGTACGGGTTGCCTTGCATGTTTTGCGAGTTAGTGGCAGTGCCGCCCTGTCCGCCGGCTTGATTACCTGCGTTTGCGAACTGCTGCCAATAATTCATCGGGGCGTTCTGCTGCGCTGTCGTTGCGTTGACCCCGCCGCCGGCCCAGTTGTAAGCGTTGTTCATCAGGTTCATGGTGTTATTGAACCCGGTATTCGCCCAACCCATATTGTCATTCCAGATACCGCGGTCCAGGTTTTGATCGAACTGATATGCGTTCTGTCCGAGCGTGGCGTCGAACTGCCGGTTTTGGCTTCCAAGCGACTGATCGAACTGATATCGGTTGTTGCCAAGATTCGCGTCAAATTGCCCTTGGTTCTGTTGCCGCGTCCGGTAGTTCTCCAGCATGTTGTTCCCAGCACTGGCGTTGAACTGGTTCATGTTGTTGCCCTGGCCGGCATTAAACATGCTGTTCGTGTTCATGTTCCCGGCGTTGAACATGCTGTTCGTGTTTAGCGCGCCGGTATTGAACTGACCCTGCGCCTGCGCAAGATTGGAGTTGCGCGTCAGGTCGTTGTTGCCGAGCGATGAATTGAACTGCTGCGTGTTCAGGGCATTCCCGGAATCGAACATCGCGCCTTGCATCAGGTAATTGTTGTTTTGCGCGTTGCCCTGGAAGCCGCCGGCCATGTTGCGCGACAAATCATTGGCTGACATCCCGGCGTTGAATTGGTTGTTCGCCTGCCCACGATTGAGCGCCGATTCGGCCAGCCCCTGCTGCGTCGTGTAGTCCTGCATTCGCATCTGGTTCGACACGTTGCCGATGTTCTCGCCCAGGTCGCGATACGCCTCGTTCTGCACCTGTTGCACGCCAGAGTTGCCGAAGCTGCCTGACTGCTGCGCCATGCGATCCAGTTCCGGCACGACGGTCTGCTTGAAGCTGCGTTGCATGTCGCCAGCCGCGCGGCCGATGGCGCCTTCGAGATACTGATTCGGTCCGGCATAGGCGTTCTGACCGGCGTTCTGGCTTCGCTCACTCTGCTGCCCCAGATACGGGTTGTTGTACTGCGCACCCTGCGCATACTGCATGACGCCCGGCACACCTTGGATGCCCTGCGACTGCTGCCCGATATACGGATTGTTCGTGTTGTAGGCATTGGCACCGAACGCTCGCGCGCCCTGCTGATTTGCCGCCGCGAACGAACCGGCCGGGGTCTGTTGTTCGTAGTAGCCATATCCCTGCATGGGGATTTGTCCGTAACCGTATGGATTTGCCATGATTTACCTCTAGATCAGGTGCCACTCGGCGCCATCAGAAAAGAACTCTCGCACCTGAAATGCCGTTGTCAATGTGACACCTGTTGCTGCCGCAGTCTCGTCAATCGTGCCGCTGGCGCTCTTTACCGTGATCGTGTGCGTCGTGTTATTGGCGCGCTTCACCACGACTCGCTTGTTGCGCATCACAGAAGCGGCGGGCAGCGTGATCGTCACTGCGCCACCGGGTGAACACAGAATCACATGATCGTTCTCGCCTGACGTGTAATCGGCGGTGATAGACACGAACTCGCTGAGTCTGTGATCCGCTGCCTGATTGATCGCGTCCGAGTACTCACGCAGGAGTCTCAGGAGCGCGCTCTGCCAGTTGTCGCCCATTTCGCGGGGCAAGATCGGCTGCGGCGTGACGCGCTTCATTCCAGCCCCTGCGGCTTGAGCGTCGGGTTCAGGGCTTCCACTTCCATCGAGCCGGTGAACGTCAAGGCAAAGCGGTGATATCTGCCGGCCTGGAGAACGTCGAATCTGTCCCCGTTGATCGAAGACGTTGATCCGTAGCGGATCGTCCCGCCCAGGTCGAACAGTGACGCCGGGGTGATCGTCGCGGCGGTGGGCTTCGTCCGATACCTGGGACGGACGCGAGTACAGACCGTCACCGTGTCCTCGGAGCCATACCACCCCGTCGTCATCGTGGCGCCTGAAGCGGTGCCCGACAACCCGGTAAGCTTGTCCGCCGTGCTGATGTAGCTCAGGACAGGAGTCGCCGCGTTCCAATACGGCGAGTTGTAGTTGATGTCCGTGGGGATCTGATCGTACTGAATACTGGTGCCGAACTTGTCCGCAAACGTGTCATAGGTGATGGCCGACGTGATCGACTCTAGTACGTCAGTGATGGTCAGATCGAAGGCGCCCCAACGCTGCGTGTCATAGTGGTAGACCAGGCACGAAGTGAGCGCCGCCGAGGTCGTCGGGTAGAACCAATAGATCCGCGAATTCACCCGGTCGTGAATCGCCCTGATGCTGCTGATGTAGGTGCGATTCAGTCGCGCAAAGAACCATTCTTTGATGCCCTTGCCGATGGACGTGGGCCGCGAGCCATCAAACACATAGATGTCGTCGTCGCCTATGAAGTAGTGCACCGTCCCGGCAGCGACAACCGCTTCATGCGAGGCGCACCCGATGTCGGTAGACACACACTGAAACTGCCACACGACAGGGGAACCGACATAGCGAGCTACGTAGATCGACTTCGCTTTGTAGGCCACGATTTCCGACTGCAGGCGCCTTAGCGCCGTTATCGGTCCCGGAGTCTCGACAAGCAGGCCCGTCGTGGCTTGTGTGCTGACGCTCGGCGCCCAAGTGCCTGTCGGGTTGAATATCTGCGAGCACCACCACCGATGTTCCTGCGCCGCGTTCGGCCCGCCCGAAATGCTTAGGCTGGCGTCGTCGGTATTCGCAAGCATCACAAACCCACTAGCCGCCTCCATTAGTGCAGCTTTAGGTGCATTGGCAACGTCAGCGAATGCGCCACTGGCCGACTGCTGCAGCACGGTGGCAAGGTTAATAGCTAGCGACGTATTGCCGAACTGAGCGAACCGCCAGCGATTGGCACCCACAGAATACGCGCTGGCCGTCCGCGTGACATCCGTCCATGCCGTGGCGCCGGCTTCTTCGAGCTTTGCCGCGGTGCCTACGATCGTGCGCGTGCCGCCGCTCAGGGTGTACAGCAGCGCACCACCCAATGACGTGCCCGACAGAGCCGCCACCCCCAGATCAATGCCGCTAGGTGGCGTGCCGTACCCGCGCAGCGTAGGCACCGCAGAGACTGCCTGCAGCACCTCGGGCGCGATGTCTAGCGCGTCGGGCAGGAACGTCAACATCAGGCAATCAACTCCGCAATCATCGTGTTCACGACTGCTTGAATTTCAGCGTCTGTCGAAGCCTTCTCAAGCCCGGATGCTGCGCACCTGATCGCAACCCTGCGCGCCAGGTCGGTGTCTGCCGGCCCCTTGAGTTGATTGCGAGCAAATGTCTTGGCTCCGGCCGACGACTGAGCGTTAGCCAGGATGGCCGCCGCTCCGATCCACATTGCCATCTGCAGCCGCTTTCCGAACGTGGAGTCATTGACCAGATCGAAGGATTCAATGTATGTGCTCATGCCACAACTCCGTCATGCCGGACGATCAACGGCCCGGGGAAACGTGCTTGCATCTCAGATTGCCGCAACCTAGCCACGGCTTTAGCGTAAAACGCCAGTTCTTTTGAAGGATCGCCTTCAATGTAAGACTTGGCCTCGGCCAGCGCGCCCCATAGGTAAACCTCTGGCGCATTGGTCAATAGCCAATTGGTGTCGCCTTCGTCAGCAAATGGCGCAAAGGCTTGCCAGTAGTCTATGGAGTAGGTTGCAGTAGAACTCTGGAAATAGAACAACTCGCCCTTGACGGTGTAGTTCCCGGCATCCCAATCGGTCTGATCCGCGTACTCTTGCGGGGTGATGTACTTTTGCGGGTAGCCGTTCAGAGCGACGTTGCGCGCCTCTAGGAACCGCGTAGGCAGCGCCAGCGTGCGTGCGGCAAGCGTGCCAGTCGCAATCTGCTCCATTGCCCGGCAACGCACGTCACGACGGATATTCGACTCTGCGAGCCCAATGAAGTCTGGAATGATGTCTGTCAGGTCCGATCGCTTGAGCCAGCTTGCGATCGCCGTCTTTAGTTGGCCGTATGTGCCAATCGCCATGTCCAGGCCCCTTTGTCGGGGCCGTCAGCCCCGCATTGCGCGAAGCCGGTCCTAAGTAGGACTATCGGCAGATAACCCTAATGTATCAAAACCCCGTATTACGTCAAGCAGTGACGTGGTTCATGCGGGACGCTTGCCGCCAGTAGTCATCAGCATGGGCGACTGTTGAGTGTCGCGGCATCAAAGGAACCCCCGCCGTGAAGTGCAGCAGTTTCGCGTCTGGGTTAGGTCCGTCCTCGTCCGATAACCAGTTCCAAACCTTCGGCAGTTCTCCGATCTGATCGTCAGCGAGCCATGAAAACTGATGTAACTGGCTTCCTGTCATGGTCTGCACCGCTTCGGGTGTGATCTGTCTCCACGACATGTGCATGCAGTTCATGATCATGACGCTGCTCCACTGCTTTCTAGGGTAGTCCTCGTTATCGCACTCCATCGCCGTGCCGAGATACTTCCGCGGCCACTTGGTCTTGTAGTCATGCTTGACCACCTGGACGGGTTTGTACGGATCACGCAGCGCCCACAGTTCCGCGATGTCTGCCTTCATCAGCATGTCGGACCCGTCCATGAAGATCGCGCTTCCGGTGTAGCCTTGCAGGAACGGAACTAGGAACCGGGTATAGATGAACGCGTTGGACCCGTCGCGCACTCCCGGAGCGTAGAAGCTGCGGAACAACTGTAGGTGCAGCGGCGTGACGGTGAACGGGCTCGAGGCGTGCTCTAGCAGGCTGGACACAAAGCAGTGGTAGCCGGCTTCTTCCCGCTGATCGAAGCCGGCAAAGATCGGGATCATGCCGACATGCACCCCGCGCAAGCGGTCTTGCTTACGTCTTTGCCTAAATGGGCGGCTCGTAGGTTTCGGTATTTGAGAGAATTCCAGCCCTCAAGGAAAGACACTTTCGTCAGGTCTGCCATGACTAGCGTATCGGTGGACCCGTTGCCAAAGCAGCAGGCCGACAAAAGACCATCTTTCGTGACGTGCCCTTCAGTAAATACTGACCAGCATGGGAGAGGCTCGCGCAATGCCGCCAGGCGCCCAGGATTCCCAGGCTGAGGCTGCATGCCGGCGGCCTTCGCTGCTCCGCTCATGCCGTACAACGGGAGCCAATAGTGCTGATCAACGTAGGGCGTGATCTGATCGACCAGCGCTTTCATCTTGTCGCCCTGCGCTCCGTCGAAGGCAATGCTGCTGGCGTAAATCTTGGTCGCGTATCCCTTCTCATCCCTTATCTTCCTGGCAGCCTTCAGGTGATCAATAGCTAGTTGCCATTTCCGGCCGCTCACCTGAGCGACTTCTTTCAACTGCGCCGGGTCGGTAAAGTTCAGAGAGAACTTGAGCGAGTCCAGCCCAGCCGCCATGCAGGCTTCGACCTTGGCTGGTGTCGCCACGGCACCGTTCGTGGTCAAAAACACATACGGAAAGCCTACCGTTTTGGCTTCCGCAATGGCCTCGGCGACCCACGGACAGGTAAACGACTCACCGATGTAGAAAACACCCAACTCGTCCACGCCAGCCGCGCGCATCTCCCGAATCACCCGGGAGTACATGGCGCGGTCCATAGCCCCGCTGGCCTTGTTGAGCGACTTCGTGCAGAAAGAGCAGTTGTAGTTGCAAGTCGCGGTGATCTCTATCTTCACCGACTTGGGGGCCGGGATGATCGTGCCGAGATACTTGCTGCTGATCTTGGTGATCGCGTCGATTCGGTCAGTAATCATCCCACCCCCAATCAATACGTGCATGGCTGTTGCCGATCATCAGAGCGTGATCGTGGATGTAATCCGCGTTCTTGAGTTCGCCTGACACTTCATAGTCGTAGTATTTGATGACTGGCTGGCGAAGGAAATTTCCGGTGACTACCGGACGATGCTCGTACTTTTGCGCCAGCATCTTCGCCTCGTCGTCATAGACCACGAACCCGAACCACGACGACTTGCCGATCTCTCTTTGCGTCCGGTACGGGAAGCGTCTGGCGTTTTCTCGGCGCTGCTCGATGAAGTCTGGCAGCTTCTTGAGTTGTTCAATCCCGATGGCGCACTGCATTTCCGTGGGGCGGACGTTGTATCCCGGCAGGATGAAACTGAACTTGTCCGGCACCGCGCCGAGTTTGTTCTTCTCAGGAAGATGCCGCGTCCAGCCGTGCGACCGCAGCGACAGGAGCATGTGATAGAAGTGCTCGTCGTCCGTCGTGACCATCCCGCCTTCCATCGTGCAGATGTGGTGGCTGAAGTATGTCGAATGCGCCGACATCTTCCCGAGCGAGCCCGTCCTGCGGCCCTTGTAGACGGCGCCCATCGCTTCGCAGTTGTCTTCCAGCACGGGCAGCGCCGGGAATGAGTCAAAGTCGTTGGGATTGCCGAGCAGGTTGATTGCCAAAATCAGGTCGGCCCCCGTCACGGCACCCCAGAGCGCTTCCTGATCGTAGTTCAGCGTGTCGCGGTCGATGTCCACAAACCGCAGTTTCCAGCCGTATTGCTGGAACGGCGAGTAGGACGTGGCCCAACCCACAGCCGGGACGATCACGGTCCCGCGCCCGTAGCGCATCGTCCAGGCCGCGACCATGAGCAGCACCGCGCTGGAACCGGAGTTGACGGCAACGCAGTATTTGGTGCCGCAATACTCCGCGTATGCCTTCTCAAAGGCCAGCGTCGTGCCGCCCATCGTGTACATGCCGGAATCCAGCACGCGCAAGACGGCATGCCGTTCTTCCGGCCCCCATGTGTCAATGCTCAGTGGCAATTGCATGGTCAACCATTTCCTTGATCATGGTGTCGAAGTCGATTTCAGGCTTCCACCCAATCGACCGCACCTTTGTCGCATCACCCTGTAGCCGCTCGACTTCCAGGGGCCGATAGAACTCCGACGACGACTTCACATAGTCGCGGTAGTCGAGCCCGACGTGGCTGAACGCCACCCGGCACAGATCGCGGATCGAGCGCATCTCGCCCGTGGCGACAACGTAATCGTCTGGGGTCGGCTGCTGCATGATCATCCACATGGCGCGCACGAAGTCCTTGGCGTGGCCCCAATCTCGACACGCATCGAGGTTTCCGAGCGTCACGCCGAACGACTTGCCGCGGTAGATGCTCGCCACCGCGCGCGCCACCTTCTGCGTCACGAACCCGCCGCCGCGCCTTGGTGATTCATGGTTGAACAACAGCCCCTGGCAGGCGTAGATGCCGCGCTCGCGGTAGTTGCGCGTCAGCCAGTACGCCGACAGTTTGGCAACGGCGTAGGGGCTTCGGGGGCGCAGTTGGGTCGCTTCCGACTGCGGCGGCTGCGAGTCGCCGAACAGTTCAGAGGTTGACGCCTGATAGACCTTTGCACCTACCCGCGCAGCCGCGTCCAGACAGTTTGCGGCGCCGACCGCATTAACCTGAAAAGCCGCCGCCATAGCAGAGAACGAATCCGCAACGTGCGTGATCGCTGCGAGGTTGTATATCTCGTCCGGTCGGTAACGCTCGACAAGATCGCGGATACAAAGGCTGTCCGCAACATCACCGTAGACGACCGTGGCGCCTTCTGGAGACTCTGAAGGTTCTTCGTTGCCCCTGCGCGTGCCGATGACCTCATAGCCCTTGGATAGCAGCAGTTCCGCCAGATAGTGACCGTCCTGGCCGCAGACGCCGGTAATGAGTGCTTTCATTGGGCTTCCGGGGAAAACCCCTTTGCCTTTCTGGCACCCTTGCAGTGGTCGATCACTTTGCCTAGCTCCGTCTTCGCCATCGGGTGCATGTCGTTTTCGTGTTTACCTGACAGCGACACGATCTTCACCTTTCCGTCGCGCTCAAACTTGCGTGCCGTCGCGTCCAGCGTTTCGCAGTCGGTCCAGTTCGCAAGGTTCTTGAAGGAGTCTGTTTCGTACCATGCTCCCCACATGCCCATGAAGTCCTTGTGGGCCGGGTGCGAGCAGTCAACGATCCAGAAACCCGTTTCCGTGTACATGCCGCGCCGCTTGAACATGGCCGCATAGGCGCCCTGTAGGTGCCCCTCGATGTACCCGGGCGCGATGTCCTTGCGGGTGACGCAATCCGCGTCCATCCACACGCCGATGCCGTCGTAGTTCTCAAGCGCCGCCTTCATGGCAAACACCTTATTGGAAAACCGAACCACGTCATAGAGGTAGCTGGGCGCCACATAGCTCGCGTGCCGCGCCTTGAAGTCCGCGAGCCGGGGCAGGCTTGCAATGTCGATCTCGACAATCCCATCAGGCTTGTCCTTGGGGAGACTGAACCCCTCGGTGTACCACCATAGTTCCGTGCCAGCGGGCCAGTGCTTCCAGCCCTCAAGGACGCGGTGCCCGTAGCGGTCGAAGCCGTCCTTATTGCATGTCGTGACCAGACGCATTCACTTCCTTTGCAAGCCTGTTGATCGCGGCGTGCCAATCGACTTCGCCGGGTTTCTGCCTGTGCAGCTTCACGGAGTCCGCCGGATACCAGATCATCCCGTCGTCGCACCTGTAGGCATACCGCCATTGCGCCACCGCAGGCACCAGCACATGCGCGCGCTTGCCCATCGAGCCGCACACATGCGCCACCGTCGTCGTGACCGTCACCACCTCGTCAAGAGCCGCGACCAGGGCCACCGTGTCGTCGTAGTTGCGGGTGTCAATCGGCGGGCGAATGATCTGCGTCTTGTTCTCGATGTTCCACTCCGCGACTTCGCGGCTGGAGTCGTGATATGAGAGGTCGATCACCGTGCCCGCGATCAGCGGCGCCATGTCCGGCAGATCAATGGACCGGATCGTGGTCTGCGTCTGCGGAACCCCACCCTTCCAGGCGATCCCGCGCCAGGGTCTTGGATACTGTTCCAACCACCGAGCCCACTTGGCGACCAGATCGGCGTCTGGCTTGATGTACGCCTTGCGTTGGAAGTCCTTGTCGTTGTGCAGGAAGAACCGGCCCAGGTAGCTGATGTGGATCGTGGCGTCGATCTTGTGGTTGTCCAGCCAATCGACTTCGGTTTCCTTCAGCGTGCCGTACACCGTCACGCCGGGGAAGTTGCGCCGGAACAAGCTGACCATGCGCGGGGCGCAATCGACAATCACTTCCTTGCAGCGCTCTTGCAGCAGCGGCAGGCACTGCGAGAACATGATGATGTCGCCCACGCCTTGATCGCACTGCACCACCACCGTATGCCCCGGCGAGCCGTCCCATTGGGGCTCCCCGCCTTCGTTGTAGAGCCTGACGTTCAGGTGGTTGCCGTAGAGCGCTTCGGCGCTTTTCCAGCCCTCCATCCAGCGCCCGAGCGACAGGTTCGCAAAGCCGGCGCAGACCTTGGCAATGTGGCACTCGCCGTCCAGCTTGAGAGCCTTGTCGGCCCACACAAGCCCTTCCGACCACTTGCCGCGCTGCACATAGGTCGCCGCGATGTTCGCGGGCGGCATGGGGTCTGTCGGCAGCATCTTCTGGACGTGCAAAAACGCCTTCTCAGCGTCGCCCCACCGCCCCATGTCGTGAAGCGTCGCCCCGTAGGTCATCCACAGGTTCGGCTGCTTCTGGTTCTTGGCGAGAGCCTTGGACAGAGACAGATACGCCAACCCCAGGCTTCCCGTGGCCCGCAGCGCGGCGCCGACCAAGTAGAGAACTTCAGGGTTTTCCGGGTCGTCGTTCAGGGCCGCATTGCCGAGCCTGAACGCGGTCGTGAAGTCCAGACGCTTGACGGCATCGTGGATCGCCCGAACTTCATGCATGTGTCTTTTCGGTTGTCTTCAGAAGCGGGTATTCGCGGTTGATGATCTTCAACGCGCTTTTCCAATCAACCTTGGGAGCCATCAGGTCCACACCGTGCTTGGTCTTCATTTCCATGATTACCGTTAGCGGCAGTCGAGCGTAGTGCCACCAATCCTTCTTGATCCCGTCACGGGAGTAGTCGGCGTCGTTGCGCCGCGCCGTGATGCTGTCGATGATCGGGGCAATGTCCTGCTCCGTCGTGATAGCCATCTGATCCGTTGAGTTTTCGTACTGGAACCATGTACTGATTCCTGTCAACGGGTCGTAATCGAGAAGTCGTCTGGTCATGTAAAGAGGGGGAGAGTTTCCCCTCCCCCTTGGCTGTTAGCCTGCGGTTGCCGCTACGCCGTGCGCCTTCGCATTGGCGGTCGGGTTCTTCGCAACCAGCGTCCACTCCGCGAGCAGAGTGCGCTTGTCGGAGTCACCCGATTTCGCAATCTCAAGCGTTTGGAACGGACGCAGATATGCGATTTCCCACATGTCCATCTGCAAGGCGTACCAAGTGTTCGCCGGAACGTAACGGCTCAAACGCAGTCGCACGGTTCCGTAGGGCGACACGAAGACGTCCGCGAACCCGATGATCTGTGCCGCCTGCTTGGAAGCAACGTCACGGAACCGCGTCGCCACGCCGGTGAACTTGGACGCAAGGTTGAAGCCGATGGAGTCGGCCAGCACCGTGTCCACTTCGCCGCCCGTAGACCACGCCAGCTTCAGCATGGCATTCAGGTCGTCCTCGACGTAGACGGTGGTGGAGTTCGTCCACGACCCGCCCGTTGCCGTGCCGTCCACCGTCGCGGTGGTGGTTTGCAACGTCTGCGAAGCCTTCTTGTAATGCTGGCCTTCGTAGATCCAGTTGGGCACGCCACCGGACACACGCGGAGAGCCAGACGTGCCGGCAGAAGCCTGGTTGTTGGCAAGCATGTCCAGTTCCATGTCCCGCTTGATCTCCTTGCCGGCCTTCGCGGTGTGATATGCGAGAACTTCCCGCATGCCCGCCGTGTTGACCTTGCGCGAGGTGCCGGACACGCTGATGTCCTTGCGGCTGATCTGGCAGTAGTTCTTCAAGCGCGTCGGTTGCGTGCGAACCGCAGCCGAGTGGTCGTCGCCTTCGATCTTCTTGTTGGTCGCCGCAGCGGCCAGCGCGTCGATCTGCCACTCATGCAGCGTGGACTTGGCAGTGCCGCGCCCAATCGAACTCATGAAGATCGTGTCTTGGGGGCTGATGTCGTAAATGATGTCTTCCAAGTCCTCGCGGAGCGCATTGCCCGAGAGGTTGTAGACGACCGTGGAACCGGCAGGAATGGTCATGATGTTTCAACCTATAGCTTGGCGAGCAGTCGTGCCGCGTCCCGCAAGTCGCCTGACTTGTGAAGACGCTCGCGCAGACTCTTGTCCCTTGCGACTGCCGCAGCGTTTGGATTCGCCGCCCCTGGCTTGACCACGGGGGGCGCCTTTTGTGCAGCCTGAACCGCCGTGGACTTGTTTGCTTGCAGCGAGTCCCATTTGGCGGCCTTGTGCACTGCGGCAATGATGCGAGGATCAGCGAAACGTGCCTTGAACTCCTGCGGAGTGATACCAAGACTTTCCACCGTGCGCAGCATTGCCGCGTTGTCAGCAGCACTGATTTCACCGATCATCTGGCGCGCACCCTTTTCAGCCGCTTCCCACTGAAACTGGTTATGTTTCGCGGTGGCTTGCTGGACGTGCTGCACCTTGGCATTGATTTCCTGCTGCTTCTGAGCGGCCTGCTTTTCAAGGTCGCGCATAACCTGCTGGAATCTCAGCGCCTGGCCCGGGTTCGCTTCGTAAAGCGCCGGCCAATCGGCTTCTTGGTACTGCTTCAGTTGTGATTCGATTGAGCGGAGTTGGGTTACGTCGTCCATCACGGCAGCGGATAGCTGTTCCCGTGCTTCAGCGTACTGGAGTCGGTCCTGGGCCTGCTTCTGCAGCTCGGCTAGCTGCATGGTCTTCTGCGTGTAATCCTTTTGACGGAGTACCGCTTTCTCGACCGCAGCCGGCAGTTTCAGAGTCGTGCCGTCGTCGGCCTCGAACTCGAAAATATCCTCTTGGACTTCTTCCTGCGCAACTTCCGTCGTCGGCTCGTCGGTGTTTTCTTGAACAGTTTCAACGGGCGCCGCTTCAGGCAATTCCGCTTCTTCCGCTCCAAAGACTGCACTTAGGCGCGACTCGATAGAGACGTCTGATTCCGTTTGTGGAGTGTCAGTGCTCATATCTTCCTCATCCGGCTAGATGCGACTGTCTAGCGTGCCGGGTCCGCTAGGTCGTGAGTGTCTGTCTAGCGCGTTTGATCCATGAATCCTGACGCGCTTTCGCATTATCTAACACAATTTCGTCGCAATATCTAGCAAGTTGCGTTTTGAGTTGCTTCAAGAGTTGGAGTGTGATCGTCAGGTCGTGCTGCGCATCAACATCCGAAATCGGGCAACTTTCCAGTTTTGCGACCAGTTGCTCACG